CTATCGCCGGCGATTACGTGCAGGTGACTGCCGCGGGTGGTGGCCAGCAGCGGCTCTACAAGGTGCTGCAGAATGCGAACTCGAATGGCACCGGCGACGTGACGCTGCAAATCTTCCCATCGATTCGCGAGGCGCTCACTGACGGCACTGCAATCGTGACGGCGAACTGCGCCGGAACTTTCCGCTTGTCAGAGAACGTCGTGAGCCCGAAAATTGATCGCAACCGCATGTACACGATCAGCTTCAAAGCGCGCGAGGCGCTGCTGCCGTGAGCACTCAGGCGCCGCTGCCCGCCTATCGCGTCACAGTATTCAGCGCCGAAGAAGAAACTGCCGGCGAGCTCGCCTGGCAGACCTTCACCGACGCGATGCGCGACTGGATGCCGCTTCCCCCGAGCTGGAGCCAGCTCTCGGTGCATGTGCGCAACGGCTGGATCGCCGTCGCGAAACGCCTTCGCAGTTCCTAGATTTCCAGCCACCGTGCCCCGCGTCCTCAGCCCCACATTTATCAACCAGCTCGCGAGTAAGGGCAGCTGCTCGCCGATCCTGTTCGCGGTGCTGGCCTTCGCCAACGAAACGCTCTATCTGTTCGGCGGCGTTGGCTCGATGACGCCCGCGGGGCCACCTTACAGCGCGACTTCGGTCTTCCCTTATGGCGAGACGTTCCTGGGCATGGGATGGCTCGCGCGCGTCTCCGGGATCCCGCAGACCACCAAGGTGCAGGCGCAGAGCGTGACGCTGTCGCTCTCCGGGATCCCGAGCGACCTGGTGGCCGAGGCGATCGGCCAGGTCCGCGTCTCCGGCACGGCGCAGATCTTTCTCGGCTTCATGAATTCTTCGGGCGCGCTGATCGCCGACCCGGTGCAGCTATTTGCCGGCGCGCTCGACGTGCCCACCATCAACGACTCAGGCGAAACGTCGACGATCTCGATCACCGCGGAAAACCCCCTGCTGCTGTTGAACGAAGCGCCGTCGCGGACTTTCGACGATGCCGACCAGCAGATCTACGTGCCCGGCGACCTGGGCATGAGCTTTGTGGAGGCGCTGCCGAACCTGCCGCTCTACTGGCCGGCGCCCACGGGCTGGACCGGCGCTTACCCGGTCGACTTCGTGATGACGCCTACCGGCGCCGACATTGCCGTGGGCGGCACGGTGACGATCTATACGACGATCAACTACTCCGATGGCTCGTACTACACGCTGCCGGGCGGCACTGGCAGCGGCAGCCCGTGGCTTGGCGGCATCGTGAGCAGCAACCCCAAAGTCGCCACCGTGAACGGCAGCGGTGTGGTGACCGGGATCAGCCCGGGCGTCTGCGAAATCATCGCGACTTCGGTTTACCCCGCCGGCGCCTCATCGCCTTCAGGCTCGCGCCGCACCAGCACCAGCGTCATCGTTCACAGCTAAAGAAAAATGCAGCGAGTGCCCAACTGGCCGCGCCGGCTTCACCTGCTGATTGAAAGCTCGAAGGCTGTCACTTTCGACTGGGGCCGCTACAACTGCGGACTGTTTCTCACGCGCTGGATCCGCGAGTGCACCGGCGTCGACCTGGGCGCGCCCTACGTGGGCAAGTGCACCGACGAAGCTTCGGCCGAGGCGCTGTTCCTGAACGGCCACGCAGATCTCGGCAGCTTCGCCGCGGCGATCGCCGAAGCGAACGGCATGCCTGAAGTCAAGCCCGTCACGCTGGCGCGCCGCGGCGATGCGGTGTGGGTGGACAACCTGACGAAGTACGGCGCTCTGGGTGTGGTGAGCCTCGACGGACGCTTCGCCGTTTGCATGTCGGAACAGGGCACCAAGCTCGTGCACATGAAGATGTGGCGCCGCGCATGGCGAGTCGGATGATGAGATGAGCAAAACCGCAGCAGAAATCGGCCTGATCATCGGTGGCATCGCGCTCGCTGCCGTCGGCGGCGCCGGTGCGGCCGGCCTGATCTCGCTCGGTGCGAACGCCGCCATGTACAACGGCATGGTCGGCATCGGCCTGAGCACCGCGCTCAGCGGGGTCGGCATTGCGCTCCGGCCGTCGACGAATCCTACGGGCGCGCCGAACACCATCAGCTTCAGCAACGGCCCCTCGCCGCGCCGCGTGATCTATGGGCAGTTCCAGACCGCGGGTGTGCTCACCTACGCGAGCTTTCCGAACTCGCAGAACCTCTCGAACGACTCCCAGTATCTGCACCTGGTCTACACGCTGGTGGGCCACGAGATATCGAGCTTCGACGGCATCGCGGTGAACGGTACGCCCTACAACTTCGGAACCGACCTGATCTATGGCGGCGGCGTGGGCGACAACCTGTGGCACCTCTACCCCGGCTCGAACCCGGCTTACAACGACTTTTACTGGGAGCACATGTTCTTCGAGTTCGACTTTGGTCGCGCTGCGAACGTGGGCCAGCCCTTCCCAGCGCTGGCCAGTGTCGACTCGGGCTGGACGTCGGCATGCCTGCAGCGCGGGTGTGCCAAGGTGCATGTGATTCTGCGCGCCGACCAGAGCTGGCCGGCGCTGTACCCGAGCGGCGAGCTGCCGAACATTCAATTCCTGGTGACGGGCAAAAAGCTGGTCGACCCGCGGGTGGTCACTGGCTGGCTGGCCTCGAGCGGCTATGTGCAGTACGACTACGTGCTCGACGACAACGACGTGATCTGGGTGCAGCAGAACACCAGCGGCACCTCCGGAGCCACGCGACCGAACTTCGAAGCGAACGACACGCCCGGCACCACGATCAGCGATGGCGGCTGTAGCTGGAAGTCTTCCGGGCTGAACATGGCCACCGTCACGGCCCCGACGAGCTCCGCGCCCCAGGGCAATCTCTACCAGGGGCGGCTGGTGAATGACGTCTGGGCGCCGGCGACCGGCTACACCGGCATCATCGAAGCGCCGATCGGCTACCTGCAGCAGGTGACGGGCGGCAGCGGCGTGAGCGGGGCGAGCGAGCCGAACTGGGCAACGACGGTGGGCGGCACGACGACGGACAGTGGCCTGACCTGGACGTGCCTCGGCCGATCGACGCATGCGATCAACCCTTCGAACTCGGCCCTGGTGGTGAACGACTACCTGCAGGATTCCGATTATGGGCTGAACGCCGCGCTCGACACCATCGACCTGAGCTCGGTGATTGCCGCGGCCAACGTTTGCGAAGAGCAGGAGCTGATTATCTGGAACTCGGACAACACCGTGCTCTACGAGAACCAGTACAGCGCGAATGGCATGTTCGATTTCAGCTCGACCAGGGGCGACGTGCTCAGCTCGCTGTCCGGCTCGATGGCCGGCTGGGTGATTCCTCCCGGAGATCTCTGGCATGTCTTCGCCGGCAGCTACCAGACGCCGAGCGTCTCGCTTGGCGACACCGACATGCGCGGCCCCATCAAGGGCGACTTCCGGCTCTCGGCGCGCGATGTGCTGAACACGGTGGGCGCGACCTACGTGCCGGCATTCCTCGCGACCAACCTGGCAGCGCAAGCCACGATGACGCAGCTGCCCGGAACCTGGCAGGCGCAGAACGCTCCGGAGTACCAGGCGAACGGTCTCGCCGGCAAACCCGACTATTTGTATTCAGAAGACGGCGGCCAGGTGCTGCGGCTGAAGCTGCAGCTCGACTTCACCACGTCGCTGTGGACAGCGCAGCGCCTGGAGAAGATCGCAATGATGCGCACGCGCTTCCAGCAGACGCTCTCGCTGCCATGCAAGATCACCGCACTGCAGCTCGAGGCCGGCGACACGTTCAGCTTCACGCATACGCGTTGGGGCATTATCGGCCAGGTCTTCGAAGCGACGCAGATCTCGGTGAGCTTCGACTCGGGGGGCGCTTCGCAGGACGATACGCCCGTGGTGGGCGTCGACATCGTGGCGCGGCAGACGGATCCGTCGATTTACGAATTCACGGGGCCCTCGAGCGCGAGCGACTTTGGGGAGTACTCGCCGTTCGGAGTGACCGGCGTGATGACGGGGGTGGAGTAGTGAACGACGCACAACGACAGTTTCTTGCCCGCGCCGCGGCCGAGGCCCTGAAAGCGAATCATCCGTTCCCGGTG